ATTTGTGACTTTTATAGGAACAAATTGTTACTTTTATCGAAACAATGGAACAATCTTTCAAATACCGTAAAGTAGGTTTACTGGAAATTACTGGAAATTAAAATGTAAGCAGGACAGTAGGACTGTTTTTATAAAACCCCCTTACGTACGTACGTATAAGAAAGTTTATAAAAAACGGTCCTAACGGTCCTGTTCAAGTTTTTTTATTTTATCTTCTAAATATTTTATTATTACTAGATAGTCTACATTTTCTTTACCATTAAATAAATCAGCAGGGTCTAGATTATAAAAGTTTATCAACCTGCTTATATAGTCAATTGGTGGCGTTCTACGCCCACTTTCATATGAGTATATTGTACTTACAGTTGTATCTATATCAGTTGCCATTTTTTCCCTGGTCACATTTAGGTTTCTTCTAACTTCCTTTAATTTTATACTAAACTGGGCCATAAATTCTGTCATATCATCCTCCTATGGATACGATTGACCATGTTTGACCATACTATACAACTTGTTTTATTACGATTGTCATATTACTTTTTATATATGAACCACATATCATATCATACCAAAACCAGTACTAAATGCCACATACCGAGAAGAACCTAACTAAAACAAGTTATCAATCCCAACAATACTTATCTTTAACCGAAGTCGCTACTAGGCTCGGCTATAAAGATCGTCAGACCATAAGAAAGTGGTGTGACTCTGGATTATTAAAATTCCATCGTTTCCCTGGAAGGGGTGATGGAGAGTATCGTATAAACAAATCAGATCTAATTGCTTTTGAGGCAAAGCATCTAAGAGCATAAATCAAACCAAGGAGGAAACATGGAAGAAATCATACAAGATGAAGGAATTGGTAAATCAAGTATTTCAGGAATGCGGTGGTATTACCATAAAGCAGCCAGCGATATAAAAAAAACTTACCGGGCATCTGTCACCACCATTCTCGGTATGACAATGTCAAAAGGTCCAGCATTTGACAAATGGCAAAAAAACACCGGTTGGTTTGCAGATATAATCAGGGATACTGCAGCTACAATTGGAACAGTCGTCCATCAACTAATTGAGGATTATTTAAGGGGGTTTGAGATTAATAGGGAAAGAATGATTGAAACCATCCTTAGACAACCTAATAAAGTTTGGATGACACAAATGGACATTGATGAATTTATTTATAAGGTACGGAGATACATGGAATCATATTCGTCCTTTTATGATGAGTATCTACCTGTAGTAATAGGCAATGAAATTCCCCTTTGGCATCCACAAATAGGGTGGGCTGGACAGACTGATCAATTGTACATAATGAAATCAAGCAGGGGTAAGGATATTATTTGCCTGGTGGATAATAAAACAGGTACCCAAAAAGATGATCACTTTATTCAACAAGCAGCATACGCAATACTATTGAAAAACATTTACAATATTACCGTGGACAAAATCGGTGTGCTTTATATCAGGGAAAATTACCGGACAAACCCTACCCATACACTCAAATTAAAACCATTTTCACTTGTATCTGAGGAAGACCTAAGCATGGAATTCAATATCCCTTACACAATTCATAAGGAAAAAAAATATTGTTATGAATGGTATGGATATTATAACTCATTCAGAAGAAAAATAGATTGTGGTGAAGATGGTTTTCCAAAGCCAACACATAAGCCACAACCACGAGAGGTTTTTACACTCATAGATGAATTTCCACTTAATCAAACAAAACAAAAGGAGAAACAACAATGGAATCCCCACTCGAAAACATAAAGTTTGATATTGGAGTGCCTGTTAGCGGTATACTTGATTATGATAAGCCTTACGTCGATAAGTACGGCAATGCAAATTACAAGTTCACCGATGGCAGATCATTCCGAGCAAGCGAAAAGGTCCATGAGGCCATCCAAACTCTGGGAATAGTCAAAGGCGGTTCCGTAACCTTGGAAAAATATAGTGCCACCAATAATAATGGCAACGATTATACAGCGTTTAGGGTTAACGGCATGACCTATGCTGATATAGAAAATGGCATACAAGGGACTTCCGGTGCTACTACAGCACCACCCCCATCTGTTGCACCTGCACCACCCCCTACCAACACACATACCTCGGATGCAACGGTGGATGATGATCTGGAAACGGCTATAGGCCACCTGGAATCTGCCCATCAGATTCTAGATATACTCAAGACCAAAATCGGCTTGCCTTTCTAGGTTGTTGAATAGCATGGGCCACCAGGACTCCGCAATGTTCCAGACCCAAACGATCCTCCTGTTTGGCGGTGGCCCGTGCAAAATTTTTAATAAAAGGAGGACCAAATGCAAAGATGGTCACGGCATAAGTGTTCTGGGGGTTGCCCTAGAATGCGGACCTGGGATGTCCCAAAACTCATCCAAGATTTTATGATAGGGACAGTAAAAGAATTTGAGGAAAAGTTTCCTGATAAATACCTAGGCGCGTATTCGCAAGGTGAAGTAGCTGTAATAGTTATTCCAAATGGGAGATTAAAAATTATGCCAAAGCATAGAAAACCAAGATACAAAAAGAAACCGGTTAAGAAATAGGGGTGTCTTAGTTGTGAAAAAAAGTCATGTGGTTTCACCTGCCCCTGTTTCTAACCGGCACAAACCTTATACCAGGATCGGAAAAATTGGAGAATTGGCTGTATCTCAACGGCTCTTAACCGACGGCTACCATGTTTATCAAAATATATGTGATGATGATGGAGTTGACATGGTAGTTGAAGATATTAAATCAAAATTCTACCGGGTCCAGGTAAAGCATGTTCACAAGATGAGGACCGGCACAAGTCTGGAAATAAAATTCAGGTCCGGCACCAAAAAGAAAAAGGATCTATCAAAAAGAGTGGATGTGATGGCTATCTACTATGAGCCTGTAGGAGTGGCATTTTACCCGTATAAGGGCGAGGAAACGCTAAACCTGGCACTACATACCGCTAAAAATAATCAGGAGAAAGGAAGGCAGTACTTTTATCAGTATATGCGCTTTCCTTCGTTTGAATAACAGTCACTTAATAATGTTACCATTGAGCATCCACTAAGTAATAACAAGGAGTCTCGGATAATATCTTTCGTGGCATTATTAAGTGGCACAACTAAACCACAAATGAGTAAAAAAACAGAATTGATAGATGAACTGATGGAATTATATGGCGAACCTGGAGAAACCCTTAAATGTGATGGATACGATAATTGTGTAATTAGTATAACAAGCAAGGGGCAATTGGTTTATAGCATTGAAAAAATAATCCATACCATTCGATTAAATAATTCACCCATGACAAATGAAGAGGCTTTTGATTGGTTCTGGTTCAATATTGAAAACAGCTATCATGGTGACTTTACTCCTATATACATATATACCACAAAAATTAAAGAGGAATAAATATGGTATTTACATGCAACGATTGTAACCGTCAGTTCCACCATACACTAATGGACACCGATGAGCGGGTCTGTTATACATGCCTGGAAAAAAATGAAATTCAAAATTATGGGCCACCATACTCAATGGCAAACCCATCTGGTGATCCAAAGGTACATAAACATCCGCTAGGACCGGGATTTGCCCATAAGGATGCTAAAAAAGGCGTTCAGGATGATCCAGAATGTTAAAAACAATCTGCAGAAGTGTATATATTGTAAATACAAATGGTCAAACAGTAATGGCTACCTATGATCTACAAAAAGGTACTATAAAGTCTCATACTAGAAATGGAGTACAACATCTTAGAAAGTGGGGCTGGGATATTCAGAAAAAAACAAGGAGGAAATAATAATGGAAATAGTTTTTTACGCAAGTGTGCAATTTGACAATGAATACGGGGAGTGGGAAGATATAGTCTTTGAAGACTTTACGTTCACGGATCTTATTGAACGGGCAAATTTTTACTTAACCAGGAGAAAAAACTCAAGCATCCTGGCTGCTGCCATTCAGCATAAGTACACAAAGGATGGTAAGCCGGTAAAAGATGAGTTTGACATTACCAATAAACTAAACCAGGCTATCAATGGAAATAACACTAAACCAAATAGAGCAACTAATGGCAACACGAGTAGCGGAAGAGAGACACAAAAGAGCGAGGCTGGCTAACCGTACTCAACCAAAAATAGGAGGAAAACAAAGCATGTGGGAAATTGATTTAAACGGTGCAGGAGGGGAATTAGCCTTCTGCAAGGCATTTAATATCTATCCAGAACTAACATATCATGGACCTGACGAGTATGATTGTATTACGTCAAATGCCCATAGGATTGATGTAAAAACCACAAGGTACATTGATGGCAGATTGGTATGTGTTCGTACTAAAAAACTAGGCAATTGTGACCTTTATGTACTGGTTACCGGAAAGATGCCAAAGTATCAAATTGTAGGCTTTGCAACAGAAGAAGAACTTATTAATAAATCCAGCTTAAAAGACCTGGGCCATGGGCCATCATATGTAATAGAGCGAAATGATCTACACACAAAATGGATGTAGAATGCCTGAAAAAATATATCAAAGCAGAAAAAGTCCTGGGACCAAAAAAATTATTATTCATCAAAAATATTCTAATCGGGGAAACACGCCCATTACATACCCTGTCTTCCCAACAATTTGAAAGGTTACTTGAAAAACTAAGATACTGGTACAATGTCTACAAAAGGAAATTACATAAGACTTAACCGGGCTATTATAGCTGACGAATTATACGATTGCCATCCAATTGCCAGGGAATTATTTATCTATTTTCTACTGAAAGTGAACTGGATAGATGATGATAAAAGAGGCGTAAAACGGGGAGAATGGAAAGGGACTATCAATGAAATAAGAGATGACCTATCCTGGCTAAGTGGCTATAGGAGAGAGAGTTACAGCAAAGGCCAAATACGCCGTGCATACGGTGTACTCACGGGGAGGGGTATGGTGCGTTCAACGGGCGACACACTAGGGTTGCATGTAAGTGTAGTAAAATACGATAGATACCAAGCACGAAAAAACACGGGCGACACAACGGGCGACACACCGGCGTTCCACCCCCGTTCCACCCCCACCCCCCCTAATATATTATATAATAATAATAATGGTAATATATTAGAACAAGAAGGGTATAAGAATATATATAATGAAGACAGCGTATCTTTTTCTGTTCAAATCTTAAAAATTGTTGAACCTGTTTTTGGGAACCTTTACGATCCTTTGCATAACCTAGGAGGGGTAACCAAATGGGGACCGATCGTGATGCAAGCTGTTAACGACTTTAGCTTAGATGGCGTTAAGGCTGCTTGCCATACCCTGGTAGAACTTGTCAATTCCGGTAAAGTACAATACAACAATCCTAAAACATTTTTTACAGATGGTATATCTGGATATATCATTAGGAGCCAAAACAAAGAACGGGTAGACAAACGGGAATCAGTTGCCAAACAATGGGAAGGATTCTGCATCACCTGTGGATCTTCTGAGGTGTTTGAAAACAGAGAGCAGTACCAGATTGGGCAATTGTGCAAATCATGCGAATTAGACACCCTGGTGAGCGAATGGGAGTATAAACATAACAAAGCACCAGAGCGTACCGAACCAATCAAAGAGCCGGATGTAATGGTGACCGAAAGTGATGACCCGGAAATAAGCGAACATATGCGGGTGGTTCAGGCATTTTTGAGGCCAAAGTAATGTTCGTCTTTTTAATTGGCGTGCCTCATGTATATCAAAAATATAATACGAGTGTATCCCAACTGCATAGCAATCCTATGAATTGGGTCTACGAAAGGAAAGGTAAAGTGGTTTTTGAATTTGAAGAAATTATTAATGACAATCTAGATAATTGGGAGAAAGACAATATGCCAAGTAAATCTAAAATAAAAGGCAACCGGTATGAATATGAAATAAGAGATACTATGATCGAATACGGCATGGATTGTACCAGAGCATATGCCAGCGACGGAAGGAGCCTGGGACTAACTGAAGATATAGACCTGGTCGCGGATGATATGAAAATCCAATGCAAGCGCAGGAAAGCACCCAAATGGATGGACCAGGGAAATGCCGATTGGCTGATCCATAGAGGTGATAACCAAAAATCAAGAATCACCATGGACCTGGAACAATACCTGGAAGAAAGAAAAGAATCTGAAAAGTATAAAAAATATGCATTAGAAAATTATTCAAAGGAGGTAAATAATGGTTGAGGCATTAATAAAAATATCAGGATCACTTTTTATCGGTGGCCTGGGAATAGGGATGATCCTAGTGTTTTCTATGATTGGTATAGTCTTGATCCAGGAACTGCTTAAAAAATGGAATTAATTATCAAACTTAATTCTGGGCCACCTGGGGTAGAATTAATTAAAAAAAGTTTGGCTATGCTTATCCGGTATGGGTCAAAAGAACAAAACATTACCAAGGATGATATTATAAACGCCCAAAGGATGTATGTAAAAATTGAAAAACAACAAAGCAATGCGGATGCTATAGCCGAGGAGGTACAGGAAAATAAATCCTGTGAAGTTTGTGATGACTAATGCCACTACACCCAGAAACAGAGTTTTGGGATTGGATCATAAAACCCAGACACAATGAAAAACTAAAAATAAAACGATCTGCTGATAAAAGAAAAACAATTAACCAATTAAAATATTGTGAAAAATGCTCTACCGTTTGGGAATACTGTGAGTGGCAGGGAAGGTATCATGTTTATGATCACTTACCGGCCTATGGTCTGGAAAAAATAGATTGTTTTAGATGTAGTAAAATCCACACAAAAGAGAATAAATAATGCCAATCTACGAATACCGCTGTGAAACCTGTGATACTACCTTTGAAATATTTCATGGGATGAAAGAAAACCAAAAAGAACAATGCGGGAATTGTGCCGGTAATCTGAAACGAGTTTATAACTCCACTCCAGTACACTTTAAAGGTCAAGGATTTTATTCAACAGATTACAATAAACTATCAAATCAGGGAAAGGATGATTATGAAAAAAGAAAGGCTGATGAATACGATAAAAAGTATGAGGCAAAAGATAAAAAACTTAGGGAAGAACGTAGGGACAGATACAAAGGGTAAGCTGGATTCCATTTTAAACGCCATTAATAAAGTGGAAAACAAAATGGATGCTATGATTGCCACTACCTACCAGCTAGATAGAATGATCGGAGACGTTAGAGAAACAATACAAAAATTTGATTCTAGGAAAATTGGGACCCATAGAGCAATAGAGGATATTAGAAAAATAGTCCGGCTCAAATGAAAACTGGCGGGTTCCATGTAAAAAAAAAGCCCCACCGGTATCACCCAGCGGGGCTTTTTTTATTTGACCTTGGACTTTCGCAGATGGGTTTTCAAAACCGATCCAATAAATTCCGGGATACTAACACCAGACCTGGTGGCCTGAATTTTAAATTCAGCATATTGGTCCTTTGTGATTGTTGCCCGTAGTAACATTGGCTCATCTTTTGTTTCATCAAATTCGTCCCAACTAAAATTATTTTTAGTCATTTTCAACCTCCTCCCGTAAGTAATCATATTTGTCGGCTAAACTCTGCGAGGCCTGTTTCATCTCAGATTCTTTCCCTCTCAAGTAGTACTTGTCAGCCGTTAGTGAGTTTTCGCTATGGCCTACCAAACCCTTGATGGTTTTCCGGTTTGCACCTTCTTCCTCAAGTTCGTTCAGGTAAAATAGCCTAATGGCTTTAAAAGTCCATCCATCTGTCAGTATCTTGAACCGTTCCCGGCTTTGACCGATCTGGCTGTCCCTGGTAGATGGTTTTTTTGACCAGATGCCAAAAATATCATCACCAAACTTCAGCAACTGTTTTACCCTTACCAGGTAAACACTCACCGAATGATTGTTTTCGACCTTGGTTCTGGCTTTGCCAAAATTCTCAAAATCTCCAGGTTGCAAGCTAGATGCATCTATTGGTGCTACCCCGGTGTAGGCCATGATCGACCAAAATGCTTGATCTTTCCTGGCTGACTCCGATGTAAAGCCACGCTTTGGATGTAGCTTAGACAGTTTCCGGTACAGTTCAACAGTCGTGCGGGCAATTGTCTTGAATAACAATTCTCCTGAAATCGGATCTTTCGGAGTTGCCTTTACCTTGATCTTGGTAGTCTCTGTTGACTTTGCCGGGTTCAATGGCAGGTTATACCTTTCGGTTGCTACTGAGAAAAACTCCTTAATAACCGTCAAGTATGATTGCCTGGTACTTTCAGCATAATTATCTGCCAACAGTTTAGCTAAAAACCCGTTAACGTCAGTAGCTGTCACCTGGTCAACTGTAACATCTTTACCAAAAAAACTGATAAAGGTTTTAACCCTTTGCCGTTTAGTTTTTTCAGTCTTTGGAGTTTTAAACTCAATGCCATCTAACCACGATTCAGCAAACTTCTGCAAGGTTATAGATACAACAGTACTGCCACTATCTTTGATGTATGAAACAACATCTTCAAAGTTGATCTTTGAACGATCTAGCAATTCCTGAATGTAAATACCAGGGCAATTTTCCTTGATCCAGGATTCCTGGTCTAAGGCTCTTTGCCGTTCTTCAGCAATATGCTTGTTACCGGTGCCGAGTGATTTTCTGATTCTATCATTACGGCTACCAGATGCATACCACCATACTTTTCCACGCTTTTCTAGTCTACTTTTCATTGTTCTCTCCTTTGTCTTGTTTATGAAAATCTTGCCGGTGATATACCACACCGGCATGGTGTTATAGGTTATTCTTCTTCATTGTCCTGGGGATAATGTTCATCCAGAAGTTCACCAGTAGCCTCAGGCCATTTTTCCGCATCCAGGATTTCAGATAGTACAGAATCCTCGCCATCTTCGTATTCTTGACGTATTAACTCTTCAGTAAGAGTAACGTCAATCACTTCCAGATCGATACGTCCATCAATTTCAGTTTTCCTGATGGCAAGTGTATTCCCGTCTGGGTTAGGTTGTGAGTGTTTATCAAACCACCGTAGTACTGCATATCTATCTATATCTTCCTGGGTACTGCCTAGATATTCATCATCTTGTTCTTTGGTAGCCAATTTCTCTCTGATTACCTTGTTAGTTGCATCCCGAATCTCGTCTGCCAGGTCTGATAATTCCTTATCATAGGTTTTTTCTTCAGGTTCCTGGTTTGCGAAGTCATTGTAACATATCTCGCAGAAATTGTGACCATTGTAATCCTTGTAACCATCTTTACTTGGTTGATCACAATTCTCGCAATGATGCGCCTCTGCATATATATCATCTGTTCCCCAATATCGTTGAGCATATGCCACCACTTTAAGATATAAGTAGTGGGTGTTCGCCAATATTTCTTCCGGGGTGTTATCTACTTGTTCACGATAACTATCTATTATTGTTTTCATTATTCTCTCCTTTTTGAGTGTTGTGTTTTGTTGTGAAAATCTTTAGGGGGGATTCTCAGCACCCCCCAGGCTGTTAGGTTGAGTTGGCGTACTCAGGATATGTTAAGCGACTTCCGGTACAGTCCAATCAAGGGTTTTTCTGTCCAGGGTTAGGTCTTCATTGCTAGTCACCGTGTTTTGACAATCACTTTGAACACCGCCTTTCAGGTTGATGTATATATAGTTTTCATCATGATCGGAAAACGTGGCATGAACATAGCCACCGCTTATTTTATCTAATCCCCACCATCTTCTATGGGTGCGCTCAACCTCGTTTAAACGGTCGCTTAATGCAGACCGTTCTTCATCTGAAAGGTGGTCTGTATCTGGTGTATCAGTCGTTCCCAACTCTTTAACACCAATTACCGCAAGCTGTACCCCTGATGAATTAATTCCAAGTATGCCTTGAATTTCTTCCCATACATAACCTGGTAATTCATCTCCATGTAGAATTATATTGCATACATGGGGATCATAGTTAGCTTTAAATAGCTTATCTATTTGTGTATTTGTCAGTTTCATTGTTCTCTCCATTTCGTTTGTTTATGAAAATCTTGCCGGTGATATACCACACCGGCATGGTGTTTTTTTTTAGTGAGGGAGTAAGTCGATAGCGTGTATAAACCTATAGTCTTCTGACCAAACATAACTAACATGATAATCTAGACTATCATAATCGGAATGAAATATTGGCAAGTCTTTGCCTTCTTTTTTCAGCTTATTATTGATGGTTATCAATAGGCTTGGCGGGTAAAACTTCCCCGGTTCTATGCCGTATTCTTCTCCGTCCCTGCTTTCGGATACCAACACTATTCGATTGCCTAATGCATCTTCAAATGGTTGGTTCCTACTCCACCGTTGAGGACCATCAAACTTGTTAATAGTACTCCTTAGGTTTTCTAAGTAATCACGGAACTTCAGGTATTGTGATATGGTTGATAGTTTCATTGTTCTCTCCATTTCGTTTGTTTGTGAAAATCTTTGCCAGGGACTTACCGCCCTGGCTCGGTTGTTATAAGTTATCGTATGATGCCGGTCCACCGTACTTGGACCATTGTTTGTAATACTTCAAAAACAATTTATATGAAGTATCTTTGCTTAGTCTTTTTATTTCAGGATCAAGCAAAGGGCAATCATTGATATGGTTGAAACCAATAGCATGCAATATTTCGTGCAACACTACATTAGTAAGGTATGCATTTGAACGCTTAATTGTCCCCTGGGGGATATGGATAATGTTTTGATCCAGGTAAGCGTATCCAACTACGTCGCATTCGCACTTGTCTACAATCCTTACTTCAATCCTTGGTAACCTTTTCAGGTTATTATTTTTACCAAGATTGATGCATTCATAAATGATGTTAATCACTTGTCTTCTCAGATTGTATGTTTCATTTCCAGACTTTAATAGTTTAGCACCATAGCTAGTTTCGTTTTTTATATGTACTTGTCTCATTGTTCTCTCCGTTTGTTTGTTTGTGAAAATCTTGTCGGGTATTTATTTCCGTTGGTTGCTCCCGACTAGCCAACCCTTGGAGAGAGAACTAATCTTTTTATTTATACTCTCAGCCCGGTCAGATCGTTGAGACAAATTCTATTGTATTGCCCGTTAAAATCTTTCCCCCGTTTCGAGTCTCGAGTGAGTACCTACCGTGTCCTGACCGGTCCATTCACTCGGTGATTTCGTCGTCGGTATCTAGCCCCTTTGCCGACCATTTCAGGAACGAAATCAATTCAAATTGTCAATAAACTCGTAACAATTGTAACAAATGTAACATTAAGATGCAAGAAATACTTTATATTGTATGGCTTGCAGGGTGGATCGTCATAGATCACGGTGGATCAGTAATCGGAATGGTACTATTTTATTGCCATGGATGACACTTCAAACCGGCTCGCAGGGTGCAGACTTTTTCCCAGCCCATCTCGGACAGGGCGCACTATTGGGGAGCAGTATCCCGACGGTGGCTAGAGTGATTGTGGCACAATCGTGGCACAATAGGATGATGAAAGATCGATCTGTAATAGATAAGGTGTCTCATAGTCCTTTTTATGGCCTGGTCACCCCGTGGGAGGGGTCGCTGACACACACCGCACCCCTATCGAGTTTCACCGGCTGACTTTTTGGGAAAACTTTATGAAGAAAAATGAAATACTTGTTTTAGGTGTCTGGCTCTTATTTTTGCTGATGATTTTAACGGTAGTGGCTTTTTTCAGTTGTTCTGGCCTTACCGGCTGGGAGGTTGGTGGAATTGAAATTGACAAAATATGACAAAGCCAAAAACCGCCAGGTCATACCGTGGCAGCATAATAGATGATAATGCCGTAATCAGTTTAAACATAAAATGGGCATTACAGGCCGGGGCCGCGATAGCGGCATTAATCTACGGCTGGTTCCAGATGGAAAACAGGCTCAGATTATTAGAGGAGAACATGGATGCGGCGAATGATAAAATTACCGAGTTGGTCAACACTCATATTGAGGATAGTCAGATTCGTTATGAACAAATGGAAGAGGAGTTAAAATGGTACCAGAAAAACATAAATCCATTCGCGAAAAAAAGAAAGTAAGGGCCATGTCATTTGGTGAGATATTGGCAAAGATAGCTGCACATGTAGCTGAACGCGAAAAAAATGGAAAAAATTAAAAAAGGAGATTGTTATGGGAATAAAACAGGGCCAGCATTATAAAAAGGCAATTAAAAAGAAGATAACGCCGAAACCCCCGTCAAAATCAAAAAATATAATGAGGGTGACAGCGGGTAGCCGTGCAGATGAGAAAGTTAAATCTGGAAATAAAAAAGTTTATTTCTATGATACAAGCACTAAGCGTGGTAAAAGAAAAATGAAACGTAGAATGAAAAAAATTATCAGTAGAGGTTATTCTGTAGGTACTCAACGGGCATATAATAAAAAAGGTTGGCGTAAAACATTAAATAAGATTACTGGGAGAAGGCAGCCTTTGTTAAACAGGTTAGGAATTAATTGAATATAGTATTCCAGCCCCACCCTGGTCCCCAGACCGAGGCATTAACCCGCTCTGAAAAAGAGATTTTATTTGGGGGTAGCCGCGGAGGGGGTAAATCGACGGCAATGACAGCCTGGATGATCGAGCCTTCTCATATAAACAATCCATTATATCGTGGTTTGGTAATACGTCGTAATTATACAGATTTGCGTGATTGGATTGATAAGGCCAAGGAGATGTACAGGTTTTTAGATGTTAAGGTAGTTGGTAATCCAGCGGAATTTCGTTTCCCGTCAGGTGCTAAGATCCGTACCGGTCACCTTACAGACCAGAATGCTTGGACGGCGTTTTTAGGCCATGAATACCATAAGATTGGTATAGAAGAGTTAACGTTGATTGCTGAGGAGGAATTGTATTTGCGTTTAATTTCATCGGCAAGATCCACAATTCCAGAACTTACACCGCAGATCTTCTGCACTACAAACCCAGGCGGTCCTGGTCATCATTGGGTAAAAACACGATTTGTGGATGTTGCCTACAATGAAACGTATAATGATCCGGTGACCACCGGTACCCGGATATTTATCCCATCCAGGGTATATGATAATCCGACATTGATGGAGGTAGATCCAGGTTATATAGAGATGTTAAAGGGTTTACCGGACGAATTACGTCGTGCCTGGTTGGATGGTGATTGGGATATATTTGCTGGTCAGTTTTTCAAGCAATGGTGTAGGGAAGAGCATGTAATTGAGCCATTTGAGATACCACCTACCTGGCGCAGATACAGGGCCGTAGACTACGGATTTGCGGCACCATTTGCCTGTATATGGGCAGCCGTAGACCATGACGGTAATGTTTACATATATCGTGAGCATTATGAGAAGGGTAAGGAGTTAAATCACCATATTACAAGAATTTTGGAATTATCTGGTGATGAGGACATTTTTTTAACTATTTGTGATCCTGCCATGTGGATCAGGAATCCGCAAAACAGCAAGAATTTAAACAACAAGATGCCCAGTATTATGTCGATTGCTGACATAATGCTGTTTGCTGGTATTCCATGTGTAAAAGCGAACAATGACAGAATCAACGGCTGGAACAATATGAGGGAATACCTTCATTATTTAGAAAATAAGCCACCTAAACTTAAAATATTTAAGAATTGTGAAAATGTTATCAGGACCATACCCACCCAGGTGCATGATGAACATAGGCCAGAGGATATTAACACAAAAGGTGAAGATCACATCCCAGATGCAATCCGTTATTTACTGATGCACATAGGCAGACCCGATGCTCCCAACAACCGTCCCAAGACTAATATAGAAAAATTAATTGATAGGTTAGCCGGTGAGGATGACAGGAGTGAATATGTCGGGATTAGATAATACAGAAATTTTATTTGTTGAGACTTGGGATGTTGAAAAAAAGTGTTGGAAACCGAGTATCATATTGGGTAAAGAAAACGTAAAAAAATATTGTGATGAAAATAAATTATCGGAATCGGGTATGCATAAAGATTTTAATCATTATTTTGAAATAAAAAACGCCCATGAAGAAATTTATTCTAAAAAGGGGAAAAAGGAGTTTGACTGATGGCTATTTATGACGGATTTGTAAACGCAGTTAAGAACAAAATGTCAACAATGGATAAAAATAAGAAGATTGACATGATGGACCCAGTACCTACTGAAGTTGACCATGAGTCAGGGTATGAAGAGGGTGAAAACGAACTTGTGAAAAAAATAATGCATATGTTTGAAATTTCCAAAAATGCTAAAAAGGAGATGGCAGATGTATGGCGGGAGTCTGAGTCGTTGTATGCTGGTGAACATTGGAAGGATTTTAAGATGCCTAAGTTCAAGAATGAGTTGACGTTAGACTTAATTGGGTCAGCGGTTGATACTATGATTCCTATTTTAAGCAGCCAGCCTCCTAAAATTGACATTATAGCGTATGGTCAGGATGAAGAAGACAAGGATATTGCTGATATGATGCAGGGTGTCCTGGATGAAGTTTGGAGTCTGAGAGACATGCCTACATTAATTCCAGAATGGCTAACTGACTTTTTAGTTTATGGGACCGGCATATTAAAGGTTCACTTCCGCAATGAAGATGATTTACCGGATTGTGATGTTGTAGACCCATTTACATTCTTTGTTAACCCATCAGCTACCAAGTTGGAAAACACCGAATATGTTATTTATGCAGCACCTACTCCGCTCCATGAGATTAGGGACCGGTACCCAGAAAAAGGTTCTCAAGTAGTACATGAGGGGAGATTGGGTGATTACGAGGCTTTGAAAATAAATGAAGGCAAGGATGGTCAAACTAATCGTAGCCGTGTTCAAATTTCAACCCAGGGTACAGCCGGATCAACAAAATGGGATTATGAAAACAATCGTGATGCTATGAAAGATCTAGAGCCTAGGGCGTTGCTTATAGAGTGTATAATGCGTGATGGCAGCAAGATTGTCGTTGATGGCAAGGAAACCCACAAGTACCCAGGAAAGATGCGAATGGTGACCATTTGCAATGGTAAGATTCTTTACGATGGTCCCAGTAAATATAATTTCTTTAACCGTACAAATGGGTTACCGTATCCATTCCCTTATGTGGTATTAAAAAATAGTGGGTCAGCCCATAGTTTTTGGGGTAAACCGGAGCCTAAACGCTTAAAATCGATCAATTTAGCTATGGACCGGTTAAGCAGCCAGGTACTGGATAATATCTCTTTAACAGCTAATCCAATGTGGGTTGTGGATGAAACAGCCCAGGTTACGGATCAGATCAGCAATAAGCCAGGGTCTGTGATCCGCAAGAAGGGTCCGGGGACTGTTGATATGAAAACACCGGCTAGTGTGCCTGGATATGTATTCAATTTTTACCAGCAGCTTATGGATTCTTTTGAAGTTGTTTCTGGTGTTAACCGGGCAACCCAGGGTAAGGCTGATACCAATGTTACTAGCGGTGTCCAAGCGCAGATCTATAGGCAAGCTGCCACAACCAAAATTGATTTTAAGGCCAGGATAGTAGATCATGGTATTCAGACTTTGGGACAGATGTGGCTTTCTATGTTTTTAAATCTTGGAACAGAAGTTCATTTTGTTTCTGTTAAAGACCCGGACGGCGTTGAACAGATGCAAAGGATCATTGGCGCATTATTTAAAGAAAAAAGATTTGCTGTCAGGGCAAGGAAAGGATCTATGCTGCCAGAAAATAGAACCTTTGTTGAAAACAAAATGTTACAACTTGCACAGATGGGAATTTTAACAGACCAGGAGTACCTCCTGGAGAATATGGAATTGCCAGGGAAAGAAAGATTGCTCAGAAAACTTCAAGAGCAAAAAGAGGCCGCTGCCCAGGCAGAGGCAGAGCAGCAGAGTGTAACTGGCCAGATGGGTGAAGACCCATCCGTGATCTTTGATCAACTTGCTAATAATCCAGAACTTATGGAACAGGCTGCTATGGAAATGGGGGAACCTAAAGCATGAAAAAAGATACAAAGTTTAAGCCGGGTCAATCCGGGAATCCGAAAGGATCTGTAAAGGGGCGGAAAAACACTTCCTGGGGAAAGGAAATGCGTTCCCATCCCAATGTCCCGAAAGTAATTAACAGGATATATAAAGCAGCATTAGACGATGCTGATGACCGCCAGGGTACTGCTTGGAAATTAATAATGGATCGGATTGCTCCTCAGCTTAAAGCTGAACAGGTTCGGATTGAAACTGATGGCAAAACGCCAGGTGTTATTATTTTGCCTGAAAAAAAACCAGTAGAGATAAAGGTGGAACATGAAGAGCAAGCTAAACCAACTGCAGAGGCATAAGAACTTTTTAAGTGAAGATGAAATATCATTTTTATTAAAGCAAAAAGTAAATAAACAGACCAAAATAAGGCATACTACAGGTCGCCTCAAGTCGATATTGGACCGTATACAGGCAAATTTCGACCCTGAATTATTACTAAACAGCGAAAAATCGTATTGTAGGCTGGAAACCCGCCCTAAAGGCCATAAGTGGCATAAAGACACCGGATCTAAAAATCACATGACCTGGTGTAAGGTTGGAAGTTCTATTTTATTATCAGATCCTTCAACTTTTAGAGGCGGTGAAGTATTATTTAAAAATGGTTTCAAGATTAGGGAATACAATACATTGATCTGTTATCCTGCTGATTATGAACACATGGTAACCCCTCATTCTAACCTAACTGGAGGGAGATTTGTTTTTTTAGCGTTTTGGGGTGGAAGAGATTTCGGAAAAGTATGAACTTAGGCATACTGCATGACCTAATTGTTAGGAGAAATACATGTCTCAGGAAAATGTAGCGGATTCTACTTACGGGATTAGAATACCAGCAGCAGAGGCTGCAAGTCTTGTTAAGGATCAGGGTTTCTATCAGGAAACCACTAAAGAAACCGTACCAGAAAGTCGGAAGTTTTCCGAAGAACAGAGTGAGCGGGAGACTGAGCAACCAACGCCCACAGAGGAAGTGCAGGAAGAAAAGCAGCCAGATTTATTTACCATTGATGGTGATGAATACAGTAAGGAATCCTTACTTGCTGCTTTGGAAGACTCTAAGAATAAGTCGGAATGGCAGAAGTCCCAGACTAAACGGGACCAGGAACTGGCAGAAGAGCGTAAAACCCTCAAAGCCGAAATGGACCGATATAAATTCTTAGCTGAAGATGAAGAAACCAGGAGTGTCCTCAAGGAATTTCTTGGTGAAGATCATCAGCTATTTAAAGAGACTTCCGTGAAATTGGATAATGTAGAAAGTCAGGACACCGAGACAGGTGAACAGAGTACAGACTCTAACCCGGTCGAAGAGTTAAGAAACGAACTTGCTGATATTAAAGCAGAGCGAGAATTGGAAATTGACTTGAACACGCTGCAAAAGAACTTCCCGGAATTGGAAGGTGATAATGATGCGCTAACCGAAGTTCTAGATATGGCGATGAAAAAGGAAATTCCACTCGAAGATGCTTATAAGCTGGCGCGATTTGATGCTGCTGAAAGTTCTGCAGTTACCAAAGCATACAAGGCATTTAAAGATGCACATGATCTAAAGAATATCCCGGAGGCTACCGGGGAGGTTAAAGGGGACCATTCGGCTCCCATTTATAAACCTAAGTCTTATGATGATGCTGCTCGTCATGTCCTTGATAATTATGATCTAGTAACTGATTAAAACTCTAAAAGAGGTAACAAAAAATGGCAATAGCAATTGATCAGCTTAATGCTGTGACGAAAAACCATTATATACCTGTCTTGGTAGACAACATCTACGATTCAAATATTTTGTGTCATACGATGCTTAGAAATTCCAAGCCGGTACCTGGTGGTTATAAAATTCGTCAACCTATCCAGTACGCAAAGCTGGATAATGATAACACATCTCCTACCCCTGTAACTACTGCAGCTTTTTACGAAGATGCAGATCAACTGAAGTATGGACACCTGGATTTTATCACGGATGCCGAGTACGATTGGGTACAGGCCTACGCTACTATCCAGATTACCGGTCGTGAAGAACTGGTAAACTCCGGTCCAGATAAGGTGATTGACCTTCTTGGTGCAAAAATGAAGAACGCGGAACGGGCATTGAAAGATGTTTTCGCTACGAACCTATATGGTACGCAAGGTGATACATCTAGTTCTAATGATTCATTCCCCGGCCTTCAGCACATTGTAAACACCGCAACTGGCTCCGCTAATGTTCTTGGCGGCATTGATTCACAGGACATAAACTCATGGGCCGGTGGTTTAAAAACCGCCCTTGTAGATACAGATGCATCTCCCGCCAATGCGGCGGTTGAATATGCTGACCTTATAGATAGTGCTGATACTAACTACATCCAAACGCTGCTTAGGCGTGGATATGGTGCATTAACTGTTGATGGGTCTAGTCCGACAATGATAGTTTGCAGCCAGGTCGTATTTGACTCGTACGAAGAGTCACTTACCGCACAAAAGCGATTTGGTGCAAGTTCATCTGCTCTGGCAGATGCTGGTTTCCAAAATCTGCTGTATCGTGGTACTCCTATAGTTGTTGATGCAGCTTGTGAGGCTGGTGCTAGTGGTTTCATGTTTATGATTAACGAAAACTTCATGGGATTTAAAAACCATGCAAAACGAAATTTCGTTTTTGAAGAATTTGTTAAGCCTGTAGACTATGACCTAGCTGTTGGTAAAGTCTTCTGGATGGGTGCGCTTTGCGTATCGTCCCGTAGACACCAGGGAGCATACTCTGGTCTTCCAACTGCCTATACTGCGGATGCATAGGCTGAGTAAATAAGATAAAGGCTCCCGGTTTTCGGGAGCCTTTCTCACTATGACTTTTACTGATCTACAAACCAGAGTCACCTACCCATTTGGTGGTAACTACGCTACCGAGGCTTTAAATTTTTTATCTGATGCTCAGGCTGATATAAGTGTATTTGCCAGGTGTTACGAAAAAAGTTGGACCACGGTTGTAGATGACAATTTGAGGAAATATATTCCTCTGCCTAATAATTTTATTCAGTTAAAAACGGCACCTGTTTACGGTTCTGACGTATTAATACAATATGGATCTGAGGATCTTGGTTCCAGGTATAATGCATCACATGAAATATCCACCGGTACCCCTGTATACTACAGAATTGAGGGTGGTCGAATGGAAATTATTCCTTACCCAACTGCTGCTAAAAAATTAACATTCGTTTATTACGCTGTGGCTGAAAAACTAAATCCAGCCGAAACTCATAAAAAATTGGATTATGACGGATTAAAATCAAAATCATTTCATATTGGCGATACAATAAAAGGTGAAACCACATCAGTTACAGCTATTGTGGATGATAATCAATATTTTGGTGATGGTAGAGGCACATTAACGGTTAGGGATATTACTTTATCTGGATCGTATACCGGTTTTCAAAATGATGAAAATATCAATGTTATAGATTCTCTTTCTGACAGCTATGAGATTGATAGTCCATATGGATTTGGATATACGTTTGCAGAAATATTAACCAATTGGGATGATCTTGGATTAGGTGGTCAGGCGGTTGTCCGTGGTACGGATTATGATGAGAATATAGAAAGTGGTGTTTCTCCAGTTGTCCCAACCGCTTTTCACCATTTACTGGTGGACTATGCCCAGGCTAAACTTTATGAAATGCTTGGTCAATCAGCGGATGCTGACAGATGTTTTAATAGATATTATAATAATCGTGAAAGGGCAGCATCTGTTTATTTTGGTGGTCAGTTTGGTGGACCTATGCAGGTAGCAGATGTTATGTATTAATGGCAAATCGATTAGTTACTATAGATGAATTTGATGGCGGCATATACACCTTTGGTGACCCAAATGATATTGGCACAAAGTCAGCGCAGAATCTTGTCAATTTTGACATTGATAAATTTGGCAGTTTAATATCTAGAAAGCCTTTTAAATACGAAAAAACCTTTGATGATCTAAAATTTCATGGCGCATTCAATTGGGTAGATGTATCTAATAATGATCTAAACCAATGGATATTTGTTGATGATTTTGGAAAGTATTATTTATATATAGATGGCACCTGGGCAGCCAGTTCAGGGGTTACAAACCCAATACTGGATAAAGCAACTTCCGCGGGTAATTATTATGATTTTTATTCAGATGGGAATATTGTTAGAGTTGCTAACGGGATAGCAGATTATCCGCAATTAATCCAGCATATAAATAGTAGATCTTTTTTCTATGGGGCATATGTAGCCTGGGATGCAACTACGGCAAATTCTGGCTGGTGGTTTGATAATGCTAGGCCAGCAGTAAATAGCACCAATTACCCATTTACAATTAAAAGTTTAAGTACGGACAGTCCTGGTGGGGGTAGTGGTAATACTGATGACAGACCTGATCGAACTGTTGGCAATCTTTCTTATAACAAAAATTATTATTATAAGGCCATTCCTGTTTTTGATGGGAACCAGGAACTTCCATTATCAACCGACTCCAATAAGGTAATAGGGTCGGGTGTTGGTCCAAATGTTAAGCCAGGAGATGCAGACGGATTTATTACACCATACAGTACGGTAGGAACATCTGTACAAATAACGCTTAACGATTTTATATACAGCAATACATCCGGTTCCCCTGAAGTAACAACTAATAAATGGAATCCTAGAATTACCGCTGTAAAGTTATACCGGCATGATAGTGCTGCAGACACTCCAGAATTAAAACCTGTTTATAGGCTTATAAAAACATTTCCGCTTGATTCAGTTTCTGGTGATAAAAATTCTGAGACTCGCGCAATAGCCAATATGGCTCCCTTGGGAAATGATAAGTTTGTTCTTATTGATTGTCCATTAAAGGATTATAGTGGGACAGTATACCCAAAGGATCTGGGCAGTAACGTCAATACTGATGGTACTTATGTTTTACATGCATCATTTACAGATGATGATGGTAATACAATAGATGGAGAGTGGGATATTAGTGATTATTCTAATGGCGTGTTTACGGTTAATAAGTTTTATGATGATTCTGAAAGTTTCATGCCGGACTTTTGGAATGCGACTTGGAAAATAACCCAGCCGGGTGCTGGGAATGAATCATGGTTTAAAAGCGGTACGCGGTTATGTGCGGGTCAGTTTCTTATGAAGTTAGATGATAGTTTGTCCATTACAACTGATTTTGATGGTGATTATGACAATTGTTTAATTACTTATGAAAGCGGTTCCCCGGCAGCTACATATAATGATGTGATTGTTAATAGCGCAATGATGAAAAAGGATCTTACTAATCATCAAATGCTTTTAAGGGTTGCTGGGTTTTCGTTACCTGAGACTACGGCAACAACAGAGTATACAATTCATAAAAACAATATGCCTATTGCGTATACCGTGGATGATTCTTCCGCTGATAAGACGGTTTCAATTACTATGTGGGATACAGGGCTGACACCTGGCAGACAGCATCCAATGGTGGATGTTGGGAATGATGTAAAATATAAAGTGCAGCATAGTTTTATGGGTAGAAACTGGGTTGGTAATGTTAAGGTAACTGATGACGGGGTTACGGAAACGCACCAAAACGGTTTGATGTACAGTCTAGTGGATCAGCCAGACAATATCCCTACAAGTAATTTTATGAAACTGGTTGATATACAGGGCGGTCAAATCAACGGTATAAGTTCTATTGGTCAGGATTTAGTAGTCCTCTCCAGTAAAGGCATATTCAAAATGCGGTCAACAAGTAGTGATCCAAATAGTTTTGCTGTCCGTGAGTCGATCCAGGATCTTGGATGTGTAAGTGCGGCATCAGTTTGTGAAAGTCAGGGTAGAATATTTTTCGCTGGTGAAAATGATTATTATATGATTACTCCTAATTTTGATCCGTTAGCCATATCTAAGCCAATTCGTGATATTTACAGGAATATGAAAACAAGTATTTCAACAACCCAGGCTGTTTACGATTCAACAAGGGAGAGGCTTATTGTAAAAATTGGTAATCTAAATTATTTATTTGTTTGTTTCTTGGAAGATGGTTTTAGCAGATGGGTAAAAATGGCCCATTCCAATGCCGCAATAGATACTATTGCGCTAAGTCAGGACGGGGATTTGCTTTTTGTTAATAACCAAGAATTTGATAATGCGAGGTATGCACTCTAATGCCCAGTAATGGTGATGCAGCTAGTCTGTCCAGCTATTCTGCTGTATCTGGAACTGTAAGAAGGGTTGCAGATGTAACGTCTGGGCATATATCCGGTTTAGCGGATGAAGTCCGCGTATTGGAAGTAACTGATTCTGGAGGAGAAACAATTTATTTAGGTAGCTTTGTTGGCGATTATTTAGCGGGTGGGTTTTACAATTTCCATTGGTCAAATACTGTTCCATGGAGAGATAATAATACATTAAAAGATAAATTACCGCATGTTTACCATCCTTTGGAGTATAGTACAATCTATTTAAACAATGGCTACATTATTCAGCCATCGATTTATATTAGCGGTGTAACTGTAGCAATGGGGAATTACAATCTTCTGTATTCGGCTCCACTAAACGAGGCCGTAACTGTAGATATATCAGTATTTGCAGCAGGGAAGTCTAAAACAATTGCAGCAGCCGATCTTCAAAATAGATTTGCCACCTACTTCACTACCGGTACATTTACAGTTGGTTATAATTCTACAAATACTGGGACAAAAAATTTCTACTGGTATCAGTTTTCTGGTTTGACCAGGGCATCAGGTACTGGTCATGTTGGCGCAGGGGTACAGTATAGCGACATCACAGGCGCAACAACATTTTGCATACCGGGTATTTTAGATTTTTCTTTTAACGCTTACAGAAAATCTGGGAGTAATTATTTTCCCAGGATGAATGTAGAAGTTCAAGGTACCGCAATTACACCTAGTATTTATTATTCAAGTAATAATTTTGAGGGCGGTGCAGATGAGACAATCCCCCAGGGTGAAAATGTGGAAGAAGTGACATCATTTGAATATGGATCTAGTGCTGATATTATAGATGCAGATTCATATTGTGATATTGTTTTTGAATCTTTATACGATAGGACTTCAGATTTATTCCCGTATGATACCATGTTAAATGTTACTCCTCAATGGGGAACAAAGTATCAGCAGCCTGATAATGGATTTGCACAAAGCCATTACCTTTTGGCATTTGAAGATATTGATGTTAATAGTACTGTAGAATTGCCGGTTCCCATTAACAGCGGGAGTGATCAAAATGTTTTGGATTCAGGCGGAACCAATCCATCCAATTTGCACAATGCAAAATATGTCCGCACCATGACATCAGCGAGCGATAATACAGTAAACATATTTAAGGAAAATAGTTCAGGGACAGAAAATATGGTTCATGTTTATAGTTCCCCGCTGCTGCAGGTTGGTTTAATGGATAATCCAACAATGGTTAGAACCTTATCGATACGCTATAAATCAAAAAATATTTTATATGTTTTTGTCCAGAATGAAGAAGGCCTGGTGAAACAATTTCTTTTACCAGGGGAGCCGTCTAGTATTGGTAAAACAATGACAGAAACAAGAGTTGTTGGTATGAGGGCAAAATATATAAAGGTTCAGGCCACTACCAGCCGAATAGGAACCAATCCAGAATTTGAACTGCACCAAATTGAACTTGGGGTAGCGTAATGGGAAAAATTAAAACAGGCTTGGGTGATGGAATTGATAGGCAGTTAAATGGCGTTGTTGATCAGATTGATGATATTGATAGAGGTGTCAGAAACAAGCAGGATGAAATAAAAGTAGTAGGCACCCAGCCCGATGGTAATACACTTAATAACAAGGAGATACAGGTATTCTCAGATGATAAAGACAATGCAAAGATCTTTTTTAAGGATAATGACGGGAATGTATTCAGCCTTGCATTGCAGAAGGAGTAAGTAAAATGGCATTATCAACAGCATTAGCAGTAGCCAGCCTAGTTAAAGGCGGGGTGGATGCATACCAGGCATCCCAAAGAAGTAAAGAGGCTCAGGAAAGGGCTAAGATGTCCCCGGCTGAAAAGAAAGCCTTACAACGGGCCAGGAACCGTGCAGCAGATCCTATGCAAGCTGGTAGGACAATGGAAGTTGCCAATAGACAGTTAAAAGACCAGGCTGAAGAAGTTAAACAAAACATTCGTGGCGCATCATCGGCCTTTCTAGATAAGACAGTTGTAGCGAAAAAAATAGCTGATACAGTTGATGTAAAGACTCGGGCAGCTATGGTAGATATGGCTGAAAGAATTGCACAAAAGAATGCACAGGCGAAGGCAACCGCGGAGGGTCAATTATCCCAGCTTGAAATGGGCATAGAATCAAGTGTAGAACAAAGGAAAGCAGTAGCCAGGGAGGCTAAGAGGCAATACCATTCACAGCTTATAGACTTTGGGTTTAATGTAGCTGCAGAGGGAATTGGTTGGCGGCAGCAAAATCAGATTAATGACCAGGTGGATGCGTTTTATTCTGCCGGTACGTTGTCTGGTAAAAAGAACGCTATTCAGAACCTAGCGCAAATTGACCCAAGGTCCGCAGGTCAATTATATGAAATTTTACTACAACTAGAAACTAATCCAAAATTTTTGAAAGGAGATTAGTAATGCCAACCGGATATGAAAAATTAATGAAATTAAAAGAAAATAAAAAAATGCAAACCCTGCTATTGGATGTTGCCTTTCAAAAGGCATCGTTTGATAATGATACTGATATGCAAACTAAGCTGTTAGAAATACTTGGCACCGATCTTACCAGGGAATTAGAAGGCGCAAAGCTAACCGATGCCCAGATTAAAACATTGATTACAAGGAGAAAAGCATTACAAACCGAATGGAAGGATCTAAATGTAGAGTCCAGGGCAGTAGAAGACCAATATCACCAACATTATCAATGGGAAGTTCAGGGAGAACAAGGTGGATATTATATAGAAAAGAAACTAAAAACACCAAAGGATATGTATGTTCGGGGCGCAGGTCAGGTTACTGTTAACACGCAAAAAATAGAATTGTCAGATGAGGCTGCAGCTGCATACATAAAGAATCAAGCACGATATAGAAAACGGATGACAGCACTTGATGAAAAGCTAAACCCCGATCTTTATAATGCGAAAAAAGCAAACTCATTACCAAATAGGATTAAAACTGTTACTGAAAGGATAGGTAAAATCCTCAGTAAACAAGAAACTGAAACAGCTAAAATAAAATCAATAAAAGAAAAAATTGTTGATGAAACAGACAAGCTGGCTCTCAGGTATGGAATAGAAAGGCCGGTCCCGGTAGAACAAAGGGCCACCGATGAAGATCGGAAAGCAGCATCAGCCCTTAGAGAAGGTGTGGAGATAGATCGTGAAGGAAAAAGGCAATTTGCCCGAGATGCGGAGGGTAATGTTGTTAGGACAGAAAAACATAAAGAAATGACTCAAAGGGAACGACAAGATAATCCAGAACAAGCGTATGAGTTTTCTAGTGTCGCTGATCCAAAACCAATACCTCCAGGAGGTTCTATTCCAGTAGCTACACCTACTCAACTTGCTAATATAGAAAAGTACAAAAAAGGTGAAACGGTGCCATTTGTCCAGAGTTTTGGCGAACCATTGGAAAACCAACCAGCATACAAGAGGTCATTTGGCCTTAATCATCCAGGGAGCAAGGTTCAGCCAAAGGTTAACCTTATGAACCAAAACAGTAAAAACCAAAATCCTGCAGGTTCTCAGATGAGCGTTGGCGATGATTTTATAAAGATGCTAAAAGAGTATTCGGATCGATTGAAACCACCACCACCATATCCCTTCAAGTAATGCCAGTTCTCCCTCCCATAGTTAAAATCCCGGAACGAAAACAAATAAAAGTTAGGGATGATGGTACATATGAATATGCGCCATTAAACTTTGATCATTTCTCTGATGCCATGAATTATCAGTATTTAGAGGCAACAGACAATCTTAAAGATTATACGCCATTTATTAGTGAATTTGATGCTATTGAAATGAATGAAGATATTTCCAAAGCGTTTTTTATGAATGATGCTATTGAATCGAATATGCAACCGTATGATAGCGAAAAGAAAAAACAGCGAAATATTGATGACCTGGAAAAAAATCATAAGATAATCCAAAGGCATTTCGGTGATGAAGGCCAGCTGGATAAGGTGAATGCTGACCTGAAAAAAATGTTAAGCCAGGAACACGGGGGAAATTTTGACTACAATACAGCCTACATGTATTTTGCTGGCAAGTACAAAAGAGGAAAGCTGGGGTGGCTTGATAAGTTTATATACCCCCACCCTGCAGATACAAGAGGCCAATGGATTCCAATTATTGGTTCAGTACTGGGTATGGCTGATCTGGCAGAGTTGGCTATGGCTGCAAAGAGAATGGAAAATCCTCCATCAGAAGATTATTGGTCAACTGCAGGAGGTAGAAAAGATTTAGAATTATTAACACTCTATCTGGATTATCAGGAAGTAGACGGGGATTTAGGATATAATGTTGCATCTATTTTAAATGAGATGCCAGCATTCGCTGGTGAAATATGGGCAACCGGTGGTATTGCAACTGCCACAAAGAAAGCAACCAGGGAAACTATTAACCTTGCATTGAACAAATTGTCCAATGAAAAATTTAAAAAAATAATTGCCAATAGGGCTGTTGAAGTTGGTGTCAAAACAGTTGCTAAAACAGGGTTGTATACGGGGACATTGGGCGCACCCAGGGTTGGCGAGAGATACCAGGAATTAATGCTGCCAAAGGTAGCTAACTGGGAAGTTGAATTAACCGAAGATGTGGCAAGGTTTCTTTTTGATGAAAGCGATTTTACGCCCTGGGAGGCATTTGCCAATGCTTATGGTGATGTAGCTATTGAATACATGAGCGAATTATCAGGCGGCCTAGTGAAACTTATTCCAAAGCCTCAAAAAGCGGTTGCTGTTAAAAGCGCAATAATGAAAGCAATGAAAAAGAAGAATCCGGCGGTGTCGCTGGAAAAAATATCTGAAGTGATGGCAAAACTTGGTTATCATGGTATTTTTACGGAGATGGGTGAAGAAAGAATTGGAGAGGCAGCCAGGGCTGGATTAGGCCGTTTATTTGATGAGGCAGGGATTAACAGAGATGGTTTAGAAGAATGGGAATTTCCAAGTGGTGAACAACTTCTTACGGAACTTATAGCATTCAGTATACCAGGCGTAGGATCGGTAGCTGCCGGTAAGGCACTAGGCTGGGCTGTTGGTGAAGAAACCATAGATCCTAATAATCCTACAAACCAGGAACGTATAGCGGAATTTGTAGAAATAATGACCGGTTTAAAAAACCAGCCAGCCCCGGTAGAAACCGCAATGACTCTGGTAAACAAGACCAGGCGAAAACCAGTAGAAAGAAATAATGAAAAATTCACAGAAGACTATCGAAAAAAGGTATTAAACCGTGTCAACCAAGTAGGGACAAGTGAGTTAATAGAATTTGTAGCTGATGAGAGAAATTCAGACCTGGTTGATATAGCATTAGGATGGTACGGTGATGGCTTTAGAAACGCCGTAGAAGGCCTCAGAGACAGCGAATTACCGGAGTTAGGGGACTTAGACAACCAAAACCATTTCAGGGCGTTAGTGGCGGCATTTAGTCTTTCAAAAGCACCAAAGGAAAATATTGATTTTAGTATTGATTTTTTCAAGGAATGGATCAGGTCAGGAAAAGATCCAACCGAAGAAACAACCACATACAATAAGGCCGGTAACCCAGTTACACAAAGAACATATAAAAGCGATAAAGGTGTAGAGCGTGGAATAGAACCTGCTGTTTATAACAATATCAAAAAATACATGGCCCTGGTTGAACAATTTGGCGGTGATACATTTGCAGCGGATGATTGGATGATGGCAACGCACTCCGGTGCTGATGTACTTAAAATGGTTAAAAATTTAGGGTTTGAAAAGCCTCAAAACTTAGCCATGAAAGATAAGGATGTTTTTGGATCTGAAATGTTTGGTCCAAAGGTTGGTGCATTTTGGCTTAACCTAAAAGGTGTCAGCGACATACCCACCATAGACAGATGGATGACCAGGCAGATTCGTAGATGGCTTGGTAACCCATTTGCGGAAACCGGTGGCCTAGCAATGTCTTGGTCAGAGGCCAAAGAAGAGTACAAAGAAATTAGAAAATTAAAGGGCAAGGACAGGGAAAAGGCATTAAGTAAAATGAGAGAATCCTTTGCTAAGGCACCAACAACAAAGGATCAATTCATTCTGTACCGGCATGCCATTCAAAAGATCACAGATACATACAATAGAAAGACCGGATCTGACCTTTCAGCGGACCAAATACAAGCACTATTGTGGTATATGGAAAAAGACTTATATTTAAGGGCAGGATCACGTGGTACTGAATTAGACTTGAGTGATTTTGCAGGAGCAGTAAATGAACGACTTAACAAACAACAGTCCACATCGAGATATGCTAAGGACATTGGTCGAGGCGAAAGCCAAATCACCCGACCTGGAGCAGTTGAAGAAGGTAGCGATACCGGAACTGCAGAACCTGGAGCAGACACTCAAGAAACCGGTCAGCAAGACCAGGGTGAGCCAAGAGACACGGATGATGCATCAAGAGGTGATCAAGGACGGCAACAAGATAAGCATCGAAAGGCTCCAGGAGATTCTAGACAAAGTCGGTTACTAGCACCCTCCGAACTTACTGGCGAAGATGCCGGTGAGACTTTCCATAAATTATTAATCAAAGCAAAGCAACTATTAGGCCCGTTAGGCGCACAGGTCCATGCATATTTGCCTAATGAATATCAAGATACATTTACAGATGAAAATGGCATAAAGAAAACCCCCCATATTTATAAATCTGCTGATGGGAGGGCAGGTTATGTAATAATGGAAGTAGATGATCCAAAGGGTAAGTATATAGATATTGTATCTGTATTTAGTGATGGTACCCAAACTGGGGTTTTAAAAGAAATGATGCCTATAGTAATCCAACAGGCAAAATCATTTAAGGTTCCAATCCGATTAGACTGTTATGCCACCTTCTTGCCGACTTTATATAGAAAGTTTGGATTTGAAGAAACTGGAAGAATAAAATGGGATGACAAATATATGCCAGAAGATTGGGATAAGGAATATTTTGAAGAAGAATTTGGCAATCCTGAACCTGATATTGTTTATATGGAATATAAGGATAAGCAGCCAACCTTTGCAGATGAGGCCACTATAGATGTAGATACAACCGGCCCCATAGCGGTTATTAGAAGAAAAATTATAAACAGAATGGCCCCGTTTTTTGATCTAGTGGAAGAAGTAAAAAATAATATTGGGGAGCAGCGAGAACTTTTTGAAAATGAAGATCTTGAAACCATAGCTATGCTTTCTGATAATAAGGCCACCGCCAGGACAGAATCATTTTATAAAAAATTAGAAGATTTTACAGCTAAACTAAAAAGACAAGGCTTAACCCTTGATGAGTTGCATGAGTACTTGTATGCCCAACATGCCAAAGAAAGAAATAAGGTAGCTAAAGAGCGTGGATATGAAGGTAATGACGGTTCCGGTATATCAAATTATGCAGCCGGTAAGATTCTAAAAAAATACAATAAAACTCAGATGAAGGCTTTTGCTGCTGAGTTTAGATCCACATTTGTTAATCCAATTTTGGATATTAGGTTAGAAAGCGGATTGATTTCCCAGGAAACATATGATGCTTTAAAAAACCAGTTTTCATTTTATGTGCCATTAAGAGCGGAATTAAATGATGAAGACATTTCTACTTTTTATAAAACAAGGGGATTTGACACCAGGGGAAGGGAAGACTTTTCCATTAGAGGCGGCGCGAATAAGCGTAGAAATTCCGTGGTACAGACAATGCTCAACCTGGAAGAAACAATTTACAGGGCAGAAAACAACCAGGTAGGGCTGGCATTTCTTCATCTAGCTAGGAACTATGACATAGAAGGAGTTACGGTAGAAAAGTTGCGCTACCGCCCACAATTTGACCAGGATGGGGAAATTTCATTCCTACTGCCTCATAGAATTGGAAGGGACCAGTTTGTGACTACAGAGGCTGGGAGCAAATATGTAATTACTGTAGAAAATCAAGGTATGCTGGATGCGTTAAATCGAGTTGGAAAACCGTCAGTACCTTACTTGAGTAAGGTTGTTAATTTTATGAGGGCGGTTACCACCACCTGGTCGCCATCATTTATGATCCGAAATTTTGTTAGAGATTTAGAAACTTCCATGATCCACCTGGCTGGTGAAGAAGGTAATGATATGGCATCCCAGGTGGCTAAGGATGTATTGAGTTTTGCTCCAGCTAGAGGGATTATTCATAATGAATTAAATAAAGAAGGCTTTGATGATTGGTCAGATCTATATGATGAAATGAAACTGGCTGGGGGGAAAGTGTCCTGGCGTTCATATAGGGATTTTGACAAAGCGCAAGCTGAAATAATAGAAATGCTGGAAGAGCAGCGTAAGGGCGGTTCCCCTTTAAAAGTCGGGCAAAAGATTGGCAAGTATTGGAACGCGTATTCTGATGCGGTTGAAGTGGGTGTCAGGCTTTCCACATACAAGGCAATGAGGGATGCCGGTTACAGTAAAAACCAATCTGCTAGAAAAGCTAGAGAAATAACGGTAGACTTTAACAGAAAGGGTGAATATGGATCTTGGTTGAATGCTATGTATTTATTTGGGAATGCTAATGTTCAGGGAACGGTTAGAATGGGCAAGTCTCTATTTGATAATAGCAGCGCAACACAATATTATGCCGCCGGTATGACTTTTATGGGGTATTCAATAGCCTTAATGAGCCTTGGTTCAGACCCAGATGAATATTTAGAACAGGATGAATTTAGCCGTTATAATAATATAAACATGACAGCCCCCAATATTGGATTAAAAATACCCCTGGCCTATGGTTATAACCTGTTTTATGCGCTTGGTGCCATGATGGCTGAAATGCATTGGGAAAAGCAGCAGCTGCAGGACCAGGAGGAATTGCAATACGGCAAGTATGTAAGTGGAGCAATGACAGCATTTGCGAATGCATTCTCTCCAATAAATTTTGGATCATTTTCTGCTGCAGTTCCAACCATACCGGGCAACTTAATAGCACAATATTCTATGAATGAAAAATGGCATGGTGGCCCGATCAGGCCAGAAGGTTTCAGCACACTAACAAAAGAATCTTTTAGGGTTAAACCAGGCACCCCAAAACTATATGTGGACTTTTCTGATGCTATACACACCTTATCCGGTGGTGAGGTTAAATACAATTCTGGTCAGCCATATAGATATGGTGGAATTAATGTCCACCCGAATGATATGGAACACGCTATAGAATTTTTGGGTGGGGGATTAGGCAACCTTATTAACAGGACTTTTAAAACAGGCCAGCATTATTTCAATAAGAAAACGCTGCCTCCATTGCATAATATTCCATTCGTCAGAATATTTGCTAGTTCATATGATGATCCTAATAAGGATCTAAGATATGTTTATGACCTATTAGAACACTCCACAAAAGACCATGTTTACCAGTATCAATTAAACTGGTACCTGGACAACTTAAACACACTTAGGGAATCTGGTCATATAATAGACAATCAGTATAAGGATTTATTGGGCAAGCTGGCTAATAATGTATTGTTGAGAAAAGGCAATACAGGGAAAAATATATGGGGATTTGATGCACTTGAAAAAGAAAAGAGATTTTATAAAAAGCAAAAAGATCCAAAAGCTGCTGAAGATTTATTTAAGATCCAAACCGGTATGAAAATTACAGGTGAAGAGAAGTCGGAAAATTAGGATATTCCAGCATGGCATCATTATCAAATAAGATCATTGCAGAAAGTTTTAAAGATTTACTAACTGTACATAGTACTGTATCTAATCAAGGCCTAGAAACTTCAGTAAAACAAGTATTTGACGGTGAAGGGGTTGGCAGCCCACTTTACCTGGGGACCAGTACAATGGAGTTATTGGGGGATTTTACTATAGGAAACAGTACTACAGGGTGCGACCTTATAGTTTATGGTGACAATACTGATGAATCTTTGAAATACACGGCATCAACAGGTGATTTACAGGTGAGTAAGGGTGCTATTATCACCAAGGAAGTGAGAATATCAAATGATACTACTACTGGTGTATCATTATTTACACTCGTTGGCACTACTGTAAATGTTAGCCAGGATTTACTTACCAAGGGGAGTGTCACATTTCAAGATGGTACACTCTCAGGCAGTCAAATTGTAATGGATGCTGAAAATGGTGCCATGTCAAAGGGTGCAGGTAAAGGCAATGTACAATTGACAGATACCGAAGTGAAACTTAAAAAAGGTGATGATGAGTTACTGACTCTGAAGTCAGATGGTACAATGAAATTAATAAGTACCGCTAGTACGCCAACAGCAACTGCTGGGGGTATATACTTTGATGGTACAAACTTGTTCTACGGAACATCAGAATAAAGGAAAATAATAATGGGAACAACATGGAAACAATTAGCGGATGTTAGTACAGCCCAGACACTAACAAATAAAACATTAACATCTCCTGTATTAACAACTCCACAAATTGATGATACAAGTGAAGACCATCAGTATGTATTTGCCGCTAGTGAATTAGCCGCTGATAGGACAGTTACATTACCATTGCTTACTGGGAATGATGAATTTGTCTTTAAGGACCATGCACAGACTTTAACGAACAAAACATTAACCAGCCCTACTATGACCACCCCAGCATTGGGTACGCCAGCAAGTGGTAATTTAGCAAATTGTACTTTCCCTACGGCTAATGTCAATACTGATGTGGATGTTAGTAAAGACAACCTAGAGGCGGCATTAGTATTAATTGACACGGCAACTACCATAGGTAACGGCGTAACAATGACTGCTGGCGGGGACTTTACTGTTACTGGAGACTTGAGAGTAAATGGCAATGATATTACTTATGATGCGACGGCATCAACTATAGGTCCAATCGGTCAAACGGCTGGTGGTGTGACTAATGATTTAGATGGTGCCAATTTGACTATTAATTCAGGTAATTCTACTGGTACAGGAAATTCAAGTATTATTTTCCAGGTTCCCCGTGAGGCAAGTTCCACGGCTAACTCAGCAAATTCTTTAGTAACCGCTTTAACTATAGCTGGGGATAGTTCTAACGGTACGGTTACAGTAGCTGGCAATTTAACTGTTAGCGGTACTACTACAACTATTAATACTGAGACTATTGACCTTGCTGATAATGTTATCACCCTTAATTCTAACTGGGCCGCCGCTACAGCCCCTACCCAGGATTGTGGTATTATAGCCTATAGAGGTACAGGAAGTGGTTCAGGTGTAGCCCAGGCGTTTTATTGGGATGAAAGTTTAGATTCATGGAATGTTGGTAATACTGAGTCAGGTAGTAACACTTTTACCCAGACAGCGGCTGTAGTATGCGCTAAAGCAATGACGTTTGCCGATGATTTAGTTGCGGGAACTAATGATGATGCATTTGGTGCTGTTGGACATATACAAATTTCTAGCGGTGCGGTCTACATAAGGACAGAGTAGTGAGTAAACTGGTTCCCCAGGTGAAGGAATCGGTGGCTATCAAACCTGCACTCAGTATTAAAGACACCGACTTTCTTTTAAAACTTATTCTGAAGTCAACGTTTGAAGGTTCGGAACTGGAAGTTGCCTATAAGGTAATGGAAAAAATAGCAATCATGCATAGAGGGATGTTAGATGAGACTGACAGCGGATGAGTTAATGTTTATTATAAAAGCAATTCAAGCAACCACTATCCAGGGGAAGGATGCGCATATAGTGGCTAAGATACTTGATAAGATTGGCAAGGGGTTTGAACGTCAGGCGGCGAAGGAGAATACTGAATAATGGGTACAACCTGGAAACAAATATCTCTTAGCGACCACACCCATTCTGGGTATGCATCTACATCTGGTGCCACATTTTCTGGGCTTATTACAGGCAAGACAAATGCATCAATCTCAAGTACAACAATAGGTGGAGACTTTAGTGGGGCGGCGTTTTATACAAATGGGGGTGATATAGTAACTGGAAGGGCATTCTTTAGAGGTGATAGTGGAGGTGGAGATAAACTTGTAGGAATTAATAATGAAGGTGGTTCTAATGACCGATTAGTTGTGTACAATTATTCTGATAGTAGTTACATGATGAAACTAGACTACTCAGGTAACGCTACATTTGGTGGGAGAATTGGCGTAGATGGTGCATCACAAACAGACGGTTATGGAATATCTACCGCTGGAGATATTAAAATAATAAAGAATGGTGCAAGGATTCTTATTGGTGAAGGTACTAGTGCTGGTCAATTTGGTGCAGTTCAATGGGACCACTCAGCTAATACTATTTCAATCGGTACAGATGCGGGTGGATATACTGGTAGTGGTATGTCAACATTAATATTGGATGGTTCAGCTAACGCCACATTTGCTGGGAATGTTACAGTAAATGGTGCTGAATTAAATGTTAATGCTATACCCACATTTAACAATTCAAATGGCAGTTCTGCTTGGTATATGACATTAAAGAATAGTGATGGTACTGGTTATGGTTCTGGTATTGATTTTTGGTCTGCTTATGATGTTGATAGTGTAAAGGCGAGAATAAAAGCAGAACCATCTGGGTCTAATAGAGGTGGATATATTAATTTTTTCACAGAGAATACATCTGGAAGCCTTGTAGAGGCATTAATGCTAACAAAAGAACAAAACGCCACATTTGCTGGGGATATATTAATATCGAAGGCAACTAACCCAACTTTAAAAATTAAACGAACTGCTGGTAATCAAACTTGTGGAATAAAGTTTGAAAATGAGTGGGGTACGTTAATTGGTCAGATAAGTTCAAATCAAGCTGGAGCTACAGAGAATGGTATAGATTTTATGGTGGGAAATGGTGCAACTACTCAGTTAACACTAGATGGTGTAGGTGATATTGGCACTTTAATGCATTATGGAAATTATTCTGTTGACCATCAAGGTATACAAGACCATGTAGCCAATACCATGCCCCAGCCTTATTATCGGTTTGATGGAGGGCAGACTACAACAATAAATTGTGGTGCTGGTACTAATTTCCCTACAACTGACTTTACATACTCCTGTTGGGTTTATATGGATACTCTTAATGTAGGTCATATAGGTGGCAATTATGGATATGGTTTTGCCAATGGTATACAGTTTAGTGTTAATGCAAGTGGAATTTTTTCTACCTATCTACAGGCGG